CTGTATAACTATATATAATGATTTTAACTCCTTAGAATCTACTGTACCGAATACACATCTAGCATCAGGTAAAATATTTAAACGACTTGTTTTGCCTTTCTTCATAATAATTCATAATAAAATTTTATTTTATAATAGAAAATATAAGATATAACACTATCTTTGTCAAAACAGATATTTTAAATATTTATATAGAATATGATCATAGTCAAAGTACATAAAAAAGAAGGTATTGAGAGAGCTTTAAAAATTTATAAAAATAAAGTTCAAAGACTCAAACAGAATGAAAAGATCCGCGAGAATATGTACTATGAAAAGAAAAGTGTCACTAAAAGATCACAGAAAAAAAGAGCAATTTATAATCACAAAAAATCAGAGTCCGACCAATAACTCTCTTAATTGATACAAAGAGTGTAAGTTATTATCCGCGTTTTTAACTTTTGTTATTGTTTTATCAATCGTTTCATTTAAATCGGAATCAGATGAAGTTTTCTTTTCTTCTAATTTTAATAATATTTTACTTTTACATTCATTAATATCTGATTTGATATCTTCATTACTTTTTGTAAAATATTCTTTTATAGTTTCTAAATCATTATTATTAAGATTAGAATAATTCTTATCGATTGTTTTAGCCGCTATTGTCGACATTGATGATAATGGAATTTTAATATATTCTTTAGATTCATTATCCTTATTACTTTCCATAATTTTTTCAATCTTATTTTTAGATTCTATTCGTTCTAAAATTTTATTTTGGTCTGTTAAATACATCAAATTATCGATATCTACATAATCGTTACCATACTTTTCTATATCAATATTTGACGATATATTACCAATGGATAAATTTCCTTCATTTAAAAGTTTTTTCATCAAGATTATACTTTCTTGAATGTATTCAGTGGACACTTCTTCGCTCAAACCTTTAGGTTGTGTAAGTTCATCATATCCATTATAAAGTTTAGATAAAACATTATTTTCTAAGATATTCTTCTTGAAAAAATTAAATTCTTTTTTGAAAGAATCAGTATTATAGGATTCAGTCAATTTATTTTCTATGTATGTTTTGAGTTGGCCGAAAGTAGTCATTATTTTATTTTATAAATATTACAATAAAAGTTTATTTAGTTTTTTTTCAATTTCTAGTAACTCTTCCGAACCTCTAGATAAGTCTATACTATCTTTACCTGTTAAAATAGAATCTTCTAAAATCAAATCTAATTCTTTGTTTTTAACGAAAGACTCAATTGGTGTTTCTTCACCACCACCACCTTCATCACCTCCTAGATCACCTCCTAAATCACCTCCTAAATCACCTCCTAGATCAGGGGCACCACCACCACCTAAGTCACCAAATCCAGTTTCTGAAGGCTCTGAAGTTTCACCCTCTTCACCCCCCTTATCTTGATCGACTTTATTTCCATATAACTTATCAATATTAGAGAATAGTCCTGTTTTAGAAATTACTTCAGGTGTTTTTTCTAACTCAGCAGCAACTGCTTTTTCTATTCTTTGTTGTTGAATATCTAGTTTAATCTCGTCATCGGATAACCCCAAAATGTGTTTCTTAGCCCACGAACTAGAAACTGGTTGAATACCATTTCCTGGATCACTAACGGCATCTCTATAGAGCTGAATTTTAGATTGCCAATTTTCGACTTTAAGAAGATCCGCTTGTGTTGATGGATTAGTTAACGAAAGTGTGAAATTAGTTAACTCATCTTCAAACCCCAAAATATATAAGTGTATGATAGCAATTTTATTTAACTCTTGAATCATACACTTTTGTATTTTGTTAATGGTTCTCGCGAATCGAATGTCTTGAAGAGCTAAAGTTTTACCATCACCAACAACTTCTTCAAAACCTAAAAAGGCTTTAGGAACTCTCAACGCTGTTAGTAACTTTTTTTGTATATATTCTATATCAGCTATTTCAGATAAATTTTGTGCACCTGGTAAAGTATCTATAGGGTTCGGAGCATTTGGGTCTCTGACTGGAATAAAATAATCCTGATCAACAGCCATTTGATTATATCTTAGATCAACATTTCCATTTTGAGGATCCGCAACTTGATCTCTTTTAAATTTATTTGCAACTCTTTGTATATACGGTTCTACATCTTTATCGTCCATATTACCTACAAATACTTTAAATACACGTCTTTCAGGTGCTCTGGAAGTCCTATAAATTAACATTGCATCTTCTGACAAAATTAATTGTTTCCAGATCCTCCTACCTTTTTCTAACATAGAAGTACCATAGGGTAATTTTCTGTCATCACCTAATAATCTAAAGTGTGCGATTTCCCAAGTGTTGAAAGTCATGTCTTTGTTCTGCCATAAAAACTTTAAAGAATTACTGTCAGTTGTTGATGTATTTCTTTCTGGTTTAATATTCATTCCTCTTTCTTTTCTTTGGATCTCAATATTAGGTAACTGCTGTCCACCCACAATTCCTTTTTCTGGGTCAAGTTTCAAATACACAAAATTATCACCGTATTTACAGGTATTTCTTGTCCACATTTGTAAATTAGAATCAATATCTAACTTGTTATTAAAAAGATCTGTAAGTATGGATTTTATACGCTTACTTTCAGAATAAATTTGTAAGATAAATCCATCCTCATTTGGTGTTGTAGATTCTTCGGAATATATGTCTAATGCCGCTGATATTTCTGGAGTATATTCCATAGATTCATAATCATAAAATGACGCTAATCTAGTTGGTTCATAATAAACTGCTTGAGAATATAAATTATTTTCTATTTTTTGCCATTGTTGACCAAGATAAAATGTTTGTTGTGCTTGTAATCTTTCTTTTTCAAATTCGTCTTTATTAGTTGTTCTTAACAACTCTTTTTTATCAAATTTGAATACAGGTGCCTGTTGATCAAGAGTTGAGTCTGGTCCAAAAACTTTTGTTAGTCTTTGCCAAATTGTATAATTGTTTTCTGCCATGTCTATAAATATAAAAAACTAAGGGAATAAGTTAAGAGCGTCTACCCCCAAATAACCAAGAATATTCCATATAATCTTTTTTCAAACTTTCTCTACTGTTCATTTGATCACCTACATAACCAGGAATAGAAGGGTTGAAATTTGCTACTTTATGACTTTCGTCACTTTCTCTTACCGACCAACTGTCTACCATGGCTTTTGATTGTTCTGTTAATTTATTTAATTTTTTAAAAGAATTTTCACCAACATAAATAGCCATTGCTATAGCCATAATCAAATCATCGTGTTGACCTTTCATATGGTCTGGTCTTCCGTTTATATAAACAAATGTATTTAATTCGTTAAGTAATCTAATAGATCGAACCTTAAACTTATATCTAAGACATTCTTCAAAAGCGGATACTATTTGGACACGTTTAGAATTAAAGTTTAGTCCAGGAATTTTATCATCCATTTTAGGATCATACTTCCACTTATTGAAGGCATCTTTTCCGTCAACATATAAATCTCGATAACCTAATTCCTGTAATTTCCTAGATGTTGACACACCCATTCCTCCTGTAATATCAATAACAATAAATGCGGAATACATAGTTGCCCATTTATATGCTATTTCAGCAGCTACATCTGGCGGTATTTTTCCTAAATATTCTAAAACTTGTTCTCTTTCGTCAAAATCTATTATACAAAATGTTGTAAAATCCTCACTATCACCTCTAGATACGTCAATACCCATAATATACTTGTGACCGACAATAGGTTCCTTCCATTGCCAAAGTGCTCCACCCATAAATTTAAAACTTGGTTCTTGAATGCAAGTTTCACGTAAATAATTTACTGTTTCTGATGGTATTACATTATCACCCGATCCTAAAAAATTACATTCTAATTCTTGCGATATTTTTCGTCGGTCAAACTTTAATTTTTTTGCCATAGATTCGAACCAAGATGACAATGGTTTGTATCCATCAGTGAAGTGTTTTTTAATCTCTTCAAAATCTCTTTCACGAGGATTTATATTTGAATAATCTAATGTTATTTCATCATCGTTATAATCTTCTCTATTTAAAAGATAATGTATAACATCTTTAACTTTGACAAGTTTCAAATCAGAAGTATACCTGGGGTCTCTATACCAGAACAATTCTGTTACTCTAAAATCGTTCATTCCCTTTAAAGCCTGATCGTATATTTGATAATATATTGGATCAAATCCGTTAGGTGTAGAAATTACAATTACTTTACCCCCAGTAGACAGGGATGCCATACAAGCGGCCCAGAAATCATTATCCGCCTCTATATAGGCGGCTTCATCAAATATAAGAGTAGTTGGTGTATAACCACGTAAGGCGTCTTTAGATGTGGCAACGGCTTTGACTTCACAACCATTACTTAGTTTGAAATGTCTTTGTGAATTTTTTTCATTCGAAAAGTTCACACCTAACCAATCTGGCCATTGATCAACAAATGCTCTAATTTTATTTGCCATCTCAACTGCAGTATCTAATTTATTTGCAATAATTAGAATTTTTTCAGGTCTACTTTTTTTGGCAAAAACTAATTTTTTAGAAATCCAAGCAGATGTAACAGTAGAAACACCAGCCTGTCGATACTTCAAAGCGATATTTTCTTCGAACTCTTCAAAATCATCAATTAAATGTTTTTGATCAGGAAATAATTTAAGAGGTACATAACCTTTTTGTGTGTTATCATAGGTTTGTAAGTAAGTACTCATCGCATAGTCAGTATCTTTGATACACTTTGCGTATTCTAATAAGACTTGTTCTCTAGTTAAACCCATTAAGTAAGTGAAATTCCTAGATCACCTAAGAATCCTTGCAGTCCATCATCATCGTCGTCATCGTCATCAGAATATTGATTAATCGCGTCTTCATAATCGTAACCTTTCAGTTCATCGATTATTTCATCAACCATATTAGACACAATTTTTTTACCTTCATCTGAACCTGACAATATCATACGAGCAACCTTAAAGAATTCATCGGTAGTTAATGAAGAAAATCTTGAGAATAGATAATTTTGTATCTCTCTCATATCATCTTCGAATAATTTGTCTGGATAAGATTCTGTAAACTTTTCCCAAATTACAGGTCCGAGTCTTAAATCCCATACTTCATAAGGTAGAGTATCCTCTGCGCCCATAACCATTTCAGCGGCTCTAGGGTCGTCAGGTAAACCTTGAGTACCCAATACCTCGTAAACCCCCTTTATTAGTTCATGTACTAGGACTGGGAAAAATAAACCTTTAGCTTTGATTGTTGGTGGATCGGTAGTTTCATCAACTTCTTCGGATCCTTCAGCACCTTCTCCCGATTCTGCAGCCTTCATTGTCATAGCATCTGGCATAATCCAATACAGTAAATCGTTTATAGACATCAAAACACCGTATAGATTAAGTAATTCAGGATTAATATTATTGATTTCTTCGCTAACTAAATTGAACATATAATGTCCCTTTTTAGAAGCTCCTTGAATTAGTGAATTTATGAATCTTCTTTTTGCCTTTTCTAAATCGAACTTTTCAAAAGCCGCCATGAAGTTTTCCAAATCATCTTCAGCTTCTTCAGAATCCACTCCGAATACTTGCTGGATCTCTTCATCTTCAAATTCTTCTGGTTGTCCTTGCATTTTAGAAGTATCAATTCCTCCTGGCATTGACGTTAACTCAACATCATATTGAAAAGCATCATCAGGAATTGACATCTCTTTTTTGACTAGATTAACCGCTAACTGTTCTAAGAAACCTTCATTATTCGACTCCATTTCTTTGACTTTAGAAACTGCATTCATCAACATCGATTGAAGTTGCATAAATGCGTTTTGACCTGCAACTTCTTGCATCCCAGTATACTGCTTTACTTTTTCAACAACATCTTTAAATCTTTTAGATGCAATTAACTCAGCAAAGGTATTATCAAACTCATCTTCCTCTTTACCAGGAAATGCCGGATTATCGGAAAGTGGGGTATCACCACCCGATATTTTTCTTTCGATGTCTGGATCCATTCTTTCAGGTCCATCATATTGGATTTGTTCTTTAATATTACTCATCTTTAAATGTTATGTTGATGTTATCAAATTTAAAAAAGTCTGGAATTGTTTTGTCTTCGGCTTTAGGTTTAGGTGAATGTTTTGGTTTATAAGGTGTTCCTCTTTTTGGTTTTTCCTTTGTACCTGGTTTTACTCTTGTCGGTGCAGTCTCAGTATTACCGGCTTTAGGTTTAGGTGAATGTTTTGGTTTATAAGGCGTTCCTCTTTTTGGTTTTTCCTTTGTACCTGGTTTTACCCTTGTCGGTGCAACTTCTTGTTCAATCAAATCTTTTTTTGTTATCATACCTTCCGTTTGTAAAATCAAAGGTACTAAAGATTCTTCTAATTTCCTAACACTTTCTTTTTTAACGTCAAGGACACATCTTTCGAATTTTTTCTCTTCTTCTTTGGTATACGAATCCCTCTTCCTTCCTACTAAACCTAAAGAAGAAGTACAAACGGCGTATGGGTTATCTGTATCCTCATCAACCATTCCGTCTTGATAATCACTCATTCCATCATCAGAACTAGGACCGACTTGTTTTGGTTCTTGAGTTTGTTGTCCTTTGTAAGGATTTATATTATCTACATCCTCCTCTCCTAATTCTTCCATATCATTTTTAAGACTCGCAATATTTTGTCTTAAATTTGTGACTTTATCACTCAAATTATCAACATCTGATTCCTGTTCAGTGAACAATTTTTTATGGAGTCGGTTAATGTCCCTCTCGTTCAAATGATTTAAAGTATTGATTGAGAACCCTCTACTCAATAATTTTAATATTTTAGAATTGTTATTCATTTCCAATTAATATTTTATCAGTCGATAGTATTAAATCTCTTTCATAAATCTTATCTTCAACACTTTTAAGTGATTCGCCATAAGAAAAAACTAACCTATCGAATTTTTTATTTATAACATAGTTCGATTCTTCATCTTCCCATGCCAATGCAATGACTCCGTCAATAGAGTCGTAAAAAGAGAAAAAATCAGAGTCTTGAACTAATGTCAATTCAAGACCTGAATTTTTCAAAATTTTAACTTCAGTTATGTATTCTAAATTAGGAGGTTCTGGTTTTGACATGGAGGGACTTTCATCCCAACCTTCACCCCAAACGTTTTCTTTATCAGAAAAGATAAATTCATACACATTATCCCCCCTATAGTTTGGTCCTAATTCATTTACAAAGACAAGTTTCATAATATTTCACCTGAAGCAGTAACCTTAAATTTACTATTATCAGATTCAAAAATCAAATTTTTGAGATTTGTTCTTCCTATAAATTTAACTTCTTTATTTTCATTTACTAAATTCTCAGATGAAATTTGTTGCTCTACAGAAGATGCAAATTTATTGATTTCTTTTTTCAATTGAACTTTTCTTAAAGTTTCATTTAAAAATGATTTAGATCTTAATTCTTCATTAGTTTCTTTGTCGTAATATTTTGAAATTACCTTTTCAGCTTTTGATTCTGAGAAAATTTCATCCATGACCATTTCTAATGGTTCTGATTTTTCTTCATCATCCATACCCATATCTAAATCCAAATCCAAATCTAAGTCGTCACCAGAAGTGTCTATATCAATATCACCTTCCATATCATCATACTCTACCTCTTCTTCAAAATTTTCCAAGACATCATCTTTATCCTCTTCAGTTAAGTTTTCAAGAGTTAAAGCTGAAATTATTGAATTTAACACATATTTAATTTCTTCAGAAGTTAGTCCTTGTTGACTTTCCAAAGAACGTAATTTTTGCCCCAGTTTACCAACTAACTTTTGAACTGATTTAAATGAAGTTTCCTCATCACCTCCTTCTGGTGTACCTGAATCATCATCAGTGTCTAAATCCATATCCATATCCATTTCCATATCATCTGATGGTGTATCTAAATCTAAATCAAGATCCATTTCTTCACTACCACCATCATCGGTCATATCCATGTCAAGAGACATGTCACCACTCATATCATTCATAGGTAAATCATCTGATGGTTCAGGTTTTGGTGTTTTCAAAACAAATTTCTTTTGTTCTTGAAATAAATCAATATTCGCATCATGTTCATTCAATCGATTCAATTCTTTAGCTAAAAGGTTCATTTCTTTTAATGCTTGAGAAAAAGATTTATGATGTCTTCTATTTTTGATATTTGTTCTATAATCGAAAGTTTCTGATTCGTCTAATTTTACTTTGATTATGTAACCTAATTTTTCTTTTTCGATACCATAGGTTTTACCGTCTGCTAACTGAACAACAGATTCTGTAATATTTTTTGTATTAATATCTTTTTGTCTAAAATTAGCAATTTCTAAAATTCTTTTGATTTTATCTTCGCCCTCTAATTTTTCACTTCCTAATGGTTTTAAATCTGACATGATCTTTTTTTTTTGTATTAATTTTGTAACCCATCATGACCTATCCTTACTGTTGAACATTGTGTTCTAGTATCCCCAGTTGTACTTTGACTATATGTATAATAAACCGCGTGTTCAACACTTTGTCTTGTTCCACCAGTGACTGGAGGGACAGTTGCCGCGTTATTAGTAGTACATGCTGTAAATTCTGCCATGATAATATTTTTTATATAAATATGTAGAATTACTGTTAATTACTCCATAGACAATAAATTATCTATGGTATCGTTTTTGAAATCAAATAATTTTTCAATGTAACCGTTTCTTCTAAGGAATTTAAATACAAGATTTTCGTATGAAAATTCACCATCCTTCTCTAAACCCACACTTCTATAATCTTTGATCTTATCTTGCAGTTCTCCGATTTTTTCGAGTGTTCCATCATTCACTTGATTATCATAATCTTCAATTAGATTATCAATTTTTTCCATCCAACATTCTGATTTTTTCAATAATAGTTTAGTATCAATATTAGCGGATATTTTTTCAGGTTTTACAATCCAATCATCAAATAAGACAGAGTATACACCACTCGAAAAATGAGGCTCATTATCATCTTGAACGTACAACTCAACTTCATATCCTTTAACTGTTATATCGTGAGTTGAATTAAAGACTGTTTTTTTTAACTTGAATAAGTCCTTAAATAATTCTTCTTGGTCTCCTACTTCATCATAATTATATATGATATGTAAATCAACATCTGAATAATCTGACCAATTGTAGTTAGCTAACGATCCTGTCATTGTCACATCTTGAACAAACAAATCAAAACCTAAAAAGTTTACAAAAGAATTTGCAATATCTAATAGGGATTCTCTAACATCTTTTTTCATTTTGATAGAGGTATCGTTTACATCCCATATTTTGGAATCTAGTTCATTTTTAGTCTTGAAACTTTTTAAGATTTTTTCGTCTTTCATTGTTATGAGTTTAGTTTTTTATATTTAAATTTTTTAGATATTTCTTTATTAAAGAATCTACCTTGAGACTCTGCCATTCTTAGTTTTGTAAAGGTTTTGTGAGGAACTTTGTAATATTCATATTCATTACCATTTTTAAATGTAACTGTTAGTGTTTTTGATAATGTATCATAAATAGTTTTCATCAAGTTGGATGAATCTATTTCACATATAATCTTTTTTCCTTTTACTTTTTCTGATTTTATAGACATATTAAAATTGTTTCTTTAAAATATAGGTTTTATATTTATTATCTTCAAAGAATATTTTTTTTATTACTGTCGAAACATTATTTAATTCTCCCTGTCCAAATGATTGTTCAGCATTTGAGGTGGCGATACCTGATGAAGTATTTTGACTCATACTCGTACCAACACCAAAGTGAAGTGTTTCTCCATTTACGTCGATAGTACCGTATCTAGAATTTGTTTCGTCAATTTCTTTTAGAATCTCTGATATTCGCTTTCCATTGTAATCACCTAAATTATTTTCTTTGGTATCTTTTACGGATTTATTGATCACTTCTTTAGCCTTATCTAAACCTTTTTTGATCCCTGTCTTGATCCCTTGGAAAACTTGTTCATCAACCTCTGATTCTGTTAGACCCATCATAATTTTTATTTCGTTAACTTCTCTTAAAATTTTCTCGTACATAATGGTTAATGTTTTGTTATAAATATCTTAAGAAAAAAAAACACCCAGAAGGGTGTTTAATTTAGAGTGAGACCACACGTTTCTTTTTCTTTTTTATTTCTAAATACGGAAACTTAATCCTTAGTATTCCATCTTTTATATCTGCACTTATTTGTGACTGGTCCACGTCTATGGGAACTTTATATTTTTTTGAGTAAGTATACGACATATCACTCATTATTTCATTTTCTGATTTATAGTTACCGACTATAGATAATACATTATCACCAATCTCAAGGTTTAAATTTTTCTTATTCATTCCAGGTAAATAAGATTCCATAACATATCCTTTATCATTCCGAAAAACTCTTTCGGAATAATTGTTATCTTCATTGAAGAAGTGAGGATCATCAAAAATTGATTCGAAAATTGTTTTTGGGTAAAAAAGTAACTTATTCATATTTTTTTTATTTTGACTTAAAAATAGAAAAAAT